AACATATCTTGGCACTGCTTTGTTCTCAAAATAATCAATATTGTAGTTTGACGCAAGTTGATCACCAATAAGTGAAGCAAGGGCTGAAATAATATCTGGAACTCCATAATAAGTATTTAATGGAGAGTATTGCTTAAAATGAATAACTTCATTTGGTCTTGTATCTGTTGTTACAGGGTTTTGATTCTTTGCCCCAAAATTTCTAAAGTATGTAACTGATGGCTGAATAATCTGAACATATCCGTCATTTAGTCTGCGAACACGCATTGTTGTTGATGGAATGTGACCAATGTAACCAATCTCTCCTGTTACTTTACGACCAATTTCCATGTATCCGTTTCCAGTTGCTTGTACATCTACATAAATTTTTTCCATAATTTTTGTAAAACTGTCATCATCATTAAGGTTTTCTAGCCAATCACGCATTTCAATCTTTGCTCTTTCAATTCTTTTACGAGCACGACCAAGAGAATTCTCATCCTCAACATTTTCAAGTTTTAACATGGTACGTGAAGAAACAACAAAGTCATAACCAAGACCAACAACATTCTCTACTTTAGCGTCAATAGCAGCATGGTTTGCAAAAGATGTATCGTAATAGTTTGCTAATTCATAAAGGTTATAAGGAGGTGTAATTACATCAAAAAGTCCGTAACCATTTCTAACTGCTGTTCCTGGATTTATGGCCTTTGATTTTGTGTTGTCTGTTCCAGACTGAACTGCATTTGCGCTATCCAAATATGCAGAATTTGGATCTACTGCTTTACCAATGTTACGAGCAGTTCGTCTTTTAAAGTTTTGATCAAGATTGTTTAAATTTTTAATAAAATCCCAGTTTTTATTAAAAGGATCGTTCTTTTTAAATTCATCATCTTTGTCTTTAAGATTGTCAATACTTGCACCAAGATAGTACTCTTCTTCATCAATCATCGGAACCATGCTCCTTTATTGTTTGCTGTGCTGCATGGACCGCACCCAAATCATTCATATTAGGAATAAGTCCTTCTTTCATTCTGGCAATCTGCTCAGAGTATTCCATTTCGCTTACACGGTTTACACCAGGATGAAAAACTGGTTTTCCTTCTGGCTGACCCCAATATTCTGCTGCTTTGCGTAATTCCATGATCTTTTCAAGATCACCTTTACGTGCAGGAATGTTTAAAAGGTTTCCGTGACCATCTCCAAAGATCTTGCCATTGGGTTTTTCCCAAAAATATAAACCCCAGTCATAGTTTTTTTCAATAAGTTTTATCTTGGACTTACCAACTTCTCCTGGTTTTTTCTCTCTCATAACCACTAGTATACCATATTATGCTATTGTAAAGATTGTGTTTGCCAAGTTGCATCTTGAAATACTGTCAAACTGTCAGTTTCTAAGTAAATTCCTTTATTGTCATCTATAACAATTCTACTAGTTCCCGTATAATTTTTATAAACACTTTCAGGATTAACGAGATACCTAGTATCTCTTCGTTTAATGGCTACGTTATCCCAGTTATCATTATCCCAATACCCCCAACTTTCTTCATTGACCTCATCCCACGACCTAAAAATAGTTCTTTGTTCTTGTTGAGATCTGGTGCCTTGATAAAATGAAATATTATTATACATAATAAGGTGTTTTAAATTAATCTTTCCATTAAAATTATTAAAATTTAAATTATTTGGAAAAGAAATTCCCAAAACTGACCATCTTTGAATACTTATTGTTGGTTCTGCAACATAAAGTCCATCTAGATAATAATCAATATTTGTATATATTTGATTATTTGATTTTGTTTTAGCGATTATAATACCTCTGTCAGCATTTGATGAATTTGCTTTAATATAAAATTGTAAAGTGTCTACACTGTCTTCTATTTCAAAAATTAAAGTTTCTGATTGTGGAAATGCCCAAAGATCAGATCTAATAAACATTTGAATTGCACTTATAGATACTGCTTCTAATTCGTTTGTATTAATATCAATAAATAATCCACGATTTAAATCAACCAGTCCATCTTTTAATTCAATACCGCTTTTTCTTGTTAAATAAAGGTATGGAGCACTTTCTTTGTCTATAAGATATGGATTTTTATCTTTATAATCATATAATTCAGTATCTCCAGATTCTTCAATTAAATTATAAGGAATTAAATTTATTGCATGTCTAGTTGTTATTGGGTTAAATCTGTCTGCATCAAATGTTTTTGCAGCAAATTCTAACTTTCTTAAAGCAATCTTGTTATGTAAAATTCCAAAAACTTTAAATTTAATTAAATAAACTATTGCAAGATCATTAAAATCAATTACTTTTGATGGATATATTAAATAGTTGTCTACAATTTCGAATCTTTTTGTTTCCCAATTTTCTACCTCATCTAACTCTAATATTCTTCGTTTAATTGCAGGTTGATTTGTAGCATAGTTTGAATCAATTTGTGTTACTCCATTTACTATGTTTTGAAAAGTAATAAAAGTTCTTACGTTAAGACCGTTTGTATTTATTAAATCATTATTATCTTCCCAATATGTATCTCCAGATTCTTTATTTTCTGGAGGAGCAGGATAATCAATGTTAAATTGAATAAAATCAATATCAGAAACAATCTGACCATTTTCGTCAAAAGAATCTTTTGCAAGAGATGACAGTGGAATATAGTCTTCCCAAGATCCTGATATAGCAATATCAATAAAAAATTTTCCAAAATCTTCAAAAGAAAATAAAGTATAACTACCTACGTAATCAACAAAATTTGTTAATGAATCAATAGTGCCATCTGCTTCAAAAAAAGAATCTATTGCATAAGTTTCTTTTGGTGTATTAATACTAACATTATATATATTTCCAGTAAACATATTATTTTGGTTTGGATTGCTTCCAATATATAATTTTAAAGATGCTGGGTTGGCAAAAAATTCAGATAGTCCTCCAATTGAATTTTCTGAAATTAATTTTGAAATTTTAATACCTGCAGTAAAAATTCCTGCTGGACAAACCTCGCTATAGATTGTTGTAGAAACATTATTATAAGTAAAAATATAAGTTAAATAATCAACACTAGAAATAGATTTTCTTTCAATGCTAAAAGAATTAGTTCCATTTCTTAATAACAACAATGTTGCATCTTGATCATCAATAACTTTAAAAACACCTAAAATTGAATCAATTCCATTTTTCATAAATGAAAGATTTTCAAAATAAACATAAGATGTATTTGCCCAATTGTTAGAAGGTTTTAATGTAAAAAATTTATAAACTTCATCTTGAACTAAAGCATTATCAAGTTCTAAATCTATTATTGTTTTTTCTGTTATTGAATGAGCAAGAATAAAATTTGGTAAACTATATTGTGGTGTGCTTAATGTTAATGATCCAGGAATTAAATTATCTTCTTCTCCTAAATTCCAAGACCTAGTGGTTGGATAAGTTATGTTGTTGCTGTAATTTGCAAATGGATAATCTATTTCTACAGAAGAACCACCATAATAATTATCAATTAATTCTGAAGTTTTGGGAACACCTTGACCTAAAATATAATTTGTTTTTGCTAAATTTGTTAAAATAGAATATGGGTAAATTGATATGCAGTCAATTTTAATTTGATCAACATTTTCACCATAAGCATAAACTCCAATCCAATCATTGCTTTTGTTTGCTTCAACATTGTCAAATTCAGATGGCAAAACCATTAATTGTGTATTAATATTTAATGTTCCAACAACTTCTCCATTAACAAGTAAAGTCGCTTGATTTTTAATAACTCTGACATGAATTAACATAGGCCTAAACCATTCACCAACAAAATGAGAAACAAAATCTCCATCAATAGAAAGAATTAAAAAACAATCTTTTACATATAGTCCGTCATAAGAAGATATTGGTCCTAAAATTCTTTTACCTTCTGTTGTATTTACGTCAGCCTGTAACCAAAATTCTAATGTATAGTCATTATTTCTTCCAGACTCATTTAAAAATCCATAACCTGGAAAAATAAAAGATGGTTTTGCATTAAGAATTATATCTGTTTCATTTGTAAAACTTAAAACATCGTTCCAAGACTCTTCATTATCCCAATACCCCCAACTTTCTTCTGCTACTTCAGCCCAGGTTCTACTAAGTATTTCTGTGCTTGGAATAATTTCAACCGCTCTTGCCGATCCGTAAACAAGAGGAACTCCAAAGTTTTTAGCAACTAAAGAATTATTATCAACAATATAATATCCATTGTTTGCATTTAAACCGTAAGAATAGGCAGGCAATACTCCATCAAGAGACAAGTTGATATCAGTTGGAAAAGTTAAAATTGTTTGACCTAAAGAAGTTGCATTAAACTCTTCACTATGTTGTCCACAAGTTATACCATTAAAATGAATATTGTAGTCATCAATGGTTAGACCATCAGGTTTTGAAATAACCTTTATTACAATCTTAAATTCTTCGTCTAAATCTGGATAAGTAAAAGTTGCTGAAATTGGAATCCATTGCTCTAGTTCAATATTTGTAAAATCTTTAAATGTAAAATTGCCAGATGCGTACTCAGCACCAATAGAAATAGAAACAATGTCAGAACTTTCAGTATAATAATATGTACTTATTGATAATGTTTGAAGTGAAGAGTTTAGTTCTTTAAAATTTATCAGATTAGGGCTTTTTATATAAGAAGTTACGTTTGATTCAGATGGTAGAGTTGATCTAAATACTTTGCGAAAACTATTTTCAAATGGTTCTGTTTGAACTATACCAGTAATTTCTGGTGTAGATCCTGTAATGACCGTCGCATTTGTTTTTGTCCAAGTATCTATATCTCTTTCTGCTTCTGTAATTAAAGAAATATAATCAGCATTATCGTCTAATGGCCATATGGCTAATGGGTGATTGGCAAAAATTTTTTCAGCATACAGATTTGATGTAGTCATTATTAATCTATTTTACCACACTAAGGTTTATTTTTAGTTGCTAGTTTCTAATTTTATTTCACAATAATCTGTTGTGCAATACATTTCTCCAACGGAATCAAGGTTTTCAATACCGTCATAAATTGCATCAAAATTAATATGAGCAACCTTTCCAACATAACCATCATATTCTTCTTTAGTAATTTGTGTATATGGTTGTTGTGGATAAGTATGATTTCCCATTGGAAGGAATGAAACTGCTTTTAATTGACCTTCATACATATGAAGTGCTGGAGCAATATGTTTTGTTTCTGTTTCTTTGTCAAAAGATAAAGTCACAGATACTCCATTGTCTGACCAATACTTTTGTGTAGTTGCAGCAAGACCAATCTTTTCAAACAAACTTACATCTTTTTCTGATCTTGGATGTCCAGAAGAAACTGGGAAGTATACTACTGTGGTGTTTGCTGATACTAAATCATCTTCAATTTTATACCCTGCTGCTTTAAATAAATGTAGCATTGGATCTGTATTTCCAAAACGAATTGCACGTAAAAAATACTCTCCACCAACAGACCAGTGAACTCCTGGAGATGCTCCAGAAAGTAACGAAACAGACCCTGAAGGTTTCACGGTAGTTACACGAATTGATTCACGAACACATAACCATTCTGAATATCTTTTATCATAGTGACGAATCTTATTGTATCCCTCATCCATCCATTGTCTGGTTGTTGGCATTCCATTGATATCAGTGAAAGATGCAATGCCAGTTAATGATGTTCCGATTCTACGGTTTCTTTGCATAATACCGTTTGTAATTTGCCAGTGTGTTGGAAGCAAGGTTACAGTCTTTCCATAAAGATATGCAAATTTTAAGGTACGCATAAAATCTTCTTTGTCTGTATGACGATTTAAATGAACTTCAACTAGTGTGCATAATTCATATGATTCTAAGGGTTGTTCTGCACAAGGATTGAAACCCATAACACGATAGTCTTTTCCATCTGCTGGATCTGCAAGACGACCATAATTTCTTGCAACATCAAGCCAAATAAAACCAGGCTCTCCATTATCTGCAATTAAATCTACATAATCTTCATAATGAGTTCCAACTTCAGCAGAGATAGAGTTATTACTCATCCATGCCCATCCCGGATTTTCTGAGTCAAACGAGTTACGATCTGGAAACACTTCTGAGTTTTTAAGATTAATAAAGTCTTTATCATTTGGATTTCCAAGAGCAAGTGTTGCAGATCTACGAACATTTCCAGAAACAACACACGTTCCAATAAGATTTACAATATCTACAATTGCTCTAGAATCAAACTTCTCTCCTGCTCTAGAACCAATTACTTTACGAATCATTGTATGTAGATCCATTAATGGTTTTGGACCGCTAGCAACCCCACCAAAGCCCTTAATTGGGGCTCCTAGAGGACGGATCAAATCATAGTTAAATTCTTGAATTGATTGATTTGCTCTCAAAAATGAATTAAGCAAAAGTCTAACAGATTCTACCCATCCTTCACGAGTATCTGGAATTTCATATACAGATGCTGGTTCTGTTGGTGCATAGATAGATAGATCTTTTTCTTGACCTACCGTGTCA